GCCGTTGTAACCGTGCCAGCCATCCTTGTTAGGGACGACTAGTGAGCTACGTTGGGCTTCATCCCAGTTCGTTCGGACTCCATCAGTGGCCCCGGCATGCCGGGGAACACGAATGTGCGTCCTAATAGAACGAGGGAGCGCATGCACGATGGTATCCCAGACGTCGCGCAGTCTAATGTCACAACCAAACAAATGGTTGCGACGACTAGCGACCTCCCGGATACCGTTCGCAAGCGCGAAGATCTTCTCGATCTCATTAGGTATCTCCTCTTGGAGGAAAGGACGGACATCAACGCCGTCATAGTAATCTTTACCGCAGGATTCGCGGAAAGTGCCAGAGCCAAACGACTTACTCATGTTAAATGAGAAACCGCAAAACTCAAGCACTTCCTTCGCGAACCCGTAAGCGGCAACAGGGATTACTATGTCATCACCGTAGACCAGGACGTTAGTCTCGATCTGCAGTTCTGAACACACTCCGTGCATTAGACCCCAGAAAATCAGGGTCTCAAGCTCGAAGGTGCAACCGTTCCCCATACTGGAGAACTTCTCATAGGGAAACCACTTTCCCTCAATCCATCCGCTCTTAGAGCGAACAAGATCGGCAGCAAAGAACCACCTTTCAGGCAGTACTAAGCGAACTAACTCGCGGGCGACTGAGTCGCTTGCAGAGCTAAGGTCAATGGTAGCTAAGAGACCGGTCAAAGACCCTTCACGAGCAGCCCGCTGATTGCGGGTTTGGTCGTCAAGATTAATCCCAAAGCGCATTAGCCGTCGCCGCATCATCTTGCCTATCCCTAACTGGGAATAGACATTCAGAAGCGGTTCGATAGCTATAGCACGATGGGTGACCGCGGTTTTCGGCACAAAGGCTACTCTGTTGCCGGGAACGAAATCGAGATCGCTTGCGTTGATTATAGGCCAAAAGCCCTCTTCTTCGCAATCAGTCACGCTTCGTGCCCATTGAGGCCGGCTCGTCACGAGCAGGGCCGCAACATCCGCCATGTCTTTCGTACATGACGGTCGGACTTGCAGCTTATCGTAAAGGGATGTCAACCCCTTGGCCGAAGGATGCGTAAATGCACCCGGACCAAACCGACAAGCGTCAAGCCACTCCGAGGGATCAAACCCCGCACCCAAACACTGGTGTATTTTTCCGATACCGTGCATAATCGCTCGGAATATCGGTCCGCTGACCCTTTCGGGAGCGGCCACTAGTGAACGGATGCGAGAATTTGTCTCTTTACACCGAGCTTCCGACTCGAAGAATTTCTTTCGAGCATTTTCCTCAGGATCAACACCCTCTATTTCTAGAGGAGCCTTTCGGAGGAAAGAGACGGCTTGGTAGTCGTCACGGAAAGAGCTAGCGTCTGCATAGCTTGAAGGATCGACCGTTTTACGGACCAAACCTTCGAGCTCCCCATACTTGAGGAGCAAACTACACGAGAGCGCTACTGGGGTGTCGAGCGACTCGAACAAGACCTGTGCAACATTGAACAGATAGCCCTCACGGGCTCTGTAGGACTCCAGCTCACGCTGAAGCGACCCAGTCAGCGCCTTACGAACATTTCTGTTCATAAGGCAGCATCCCAGGTTCCGTTGAGCAGATACACGTAGCTACGTGTATCGAGCGGTATCTGGAAAGCACTCCGAAGAGTGCCAGCGAGGTTGGGTATCACTACCCAACCTCGGTTCACC